TCTGTCGTTACACCAGGAACTACTTCCGACCAAACAGTAACTCCGCTTATCTCTCCTGTACCATAAACTCCCGTTAAGGAAATATCTACCCCTATAGTAACGGTTAAAGAGCCAAGTTCGCCTGTGGTGCTTAATCCTGTAACCGAGATTATATTATTGGTTACTAAAGTTAAACTACCTAATGCTGATGTCCCTGCTAGTCCCGTAGGATAAACATTTGCAGCACCTGTTACCGTTTCATCGCCTTGTGCTACTGTAGAAGCAGTTCCTGAAACTCCTGTAATTGCTGCTCCATTAGCAACTACCGTGCCTATTGCTGAAGTTCCTGCCAGTCCCGTAAGAGAGACTGTGATAGGAATTCTAGCAGTAATAGTACCTACTGCACCTGTACCAGCTAGTCCTGTAACAGAAACCAGAGCTGCACCTGTGGCAGTTACACTACCAAGAGCAGAGGTTCCTGCTAACCCTGTTACACTGACATTGGCAGCAGCCGTAATAGTAAGAGAACCAAGCGCAGAAGTGCCTGCCAGTCCTGTTAATTCAACAGGAACAGGTTCACCCCAAGTGCCTGAGCCCCAAGTACTTCGACCCCAGCCAGTGATATTAGCCATAGGCTAAATCTACGCTATTCTTATAACAGCGTTGCTTGCGTCCGCGGTCGGAAAAGAAATTGTAAAACTACCCGCAGTGGAAGTCTTATCTCCACCGAAATCAAAAACCGCAACCGCAGGATCACCTGATGCTGTATCGTTGTAAATCATACAACCTCTAGCAGTAACGGTAGCAGTACCAAAAGTTAAATCAGAAAAATCTGTAAACGCAGTGGTTCCAGAAGTAGTTGGATTAATATTCGTCAATGCTGCCCCACCTGCAGTATAGTTTGTTCCTGATGCTTCTTGTCCTGTACTATACGCTGTAGTAGACGCACTCATAGTTGCAGAACTTGTATATAACGCTAACTTAAAAGAGTTACCTCCCGAAGCCTTAAAATTATGTACTGCCTGCAAAAGTTCACTTTTAAAAGAAGTGCACATTGCTTGTGTAATTGCCATTATAGTCTCCTAATAATATTTGCTAGGTCTTTTTGACCTTGTTTCTCTAATTGATTACATATCGTACAAATGTGGTTATTCACCGCTTGTTGCATATAATACGCAATCACCTTTTTGCATACTTTTTCAAAAGCATGAGCTTGTGCCCTAATGGGTGCAGGAGCTGTATCACTAATAGAGATTATTTTATTCGTTGCCATTTCCGCAACTTCCTCTATTGTGTGCCCTCTGTTGTCTGTTGTGGTAACACCTAGATTTCCAACTTCCGTTTCTGAGTTAAGTGAAAACATTAATATTTCTTGGGCTCCACAATCCCTTCTTGTCCTTGTTCGTCGTGTCTACCAACAAGACCCATAGGGATAGCTTGTTGTTTCTCCACTTCTGACCATTTACAAATCTGTAATTTATCCTCTACCATGTAAGTAACAAAAGGATCTTCAAGCCTATGATACCCGTACATTTTTTCTTGAAGGGGCACATCCGCATCTAATAATCCCGACGTTACAGCTACTTGAACAATAATACCTTCATCCATACATTTTGCCAACCAAAACTCACAACAGGCGCGACCTGATTCAGCAAAATATAAATTGCCTTTATAAGTAAAATCAGCACCAAACATATTAATGCCTCCTACTTCATTCCATAAAGCAAACGCAATCGCATAGGAAATCGTGTTATTAAAGTATCCACAATTAAGGTCTGTAACTATAGTTTCAATAGGATACTCCTCCAGAGCAGGAACTCTTTCATCTAATTCACAGGTGTAAATAGGGCACTCAACTGTAGGAAGCGTTTCTCTCATCATCGTTGTCATATTACCTGCATCATCGGTATCGAAGAAACGGCTTACGGGATCCATAATAAAAGCTCTGTCCACTCTCTTTAGAACTCCTACCATGGCATTTATAGCCCACACTTCATCAAATTTTTTACTGTGTGTGACCATTTTGTGATAGTCCAATTGACTATTCCCCATGGCTAAAATGGCAATATTTTTTCCCTTTAGATCAGGGATAGGTTTTTTTATCATTGCGGTGCCATTCTTACATTATCATATCGAGACTCATCTTTAACATCTCTAGACTCTCCCAATGATTTTAAAGTTACCAAGGCTTCTTTAAATTTTTGTTCATATATTAAAGTTTCTTCAGGAGAAGATTTCATAAAAATAGCCCCTTCTACTAAACACCCATACAACATGGCATTAGAGGCATTCGTTGAAAGCCAAGTTGTACCACTATCTCCTGCAGAGGTCAATGAAGCAGGTCTGTAAAAATAATGTAATTCAAAAGTAAAATCAGCACTAGGTGCAGGTGCTAGGATAAAAGTATCATCATCAAACTGTGCATAGTAAAGGGGTTCTCCAGTTGTAGCTGTAGCTGGAGTATAGTCTCGAATCCAGGTAACGTGTTTAAATAACAAATAGGTATAATTACTATCGCTATCAACTACGGCTAAACTGTAAGGAGATAAATAATCGCTTGGAGTAGTTAAATAACTGTTTCCCGTAGAGCCTGTACCTGTTGAATTCTTCCGAAACACAGGTAACTGTACAGATTTAAGAATCCGTTCTTCTGTCTGTTGTATAAATGTATCTAAGGTACTTGTAAAAGTTGTTTCATCATTATCTAAATAATTCTGAACTGCGGTTTTTAATCCACTATATGTAAAGCCTGCCATTAGTCTGTACTCACTGTTAAATCACCTACTGCACCTGTCCCTTCTTCCCCACTAAACATAGTTCCTATGGGATCATCAGTAAACGTCATCATATTAGTTCCTGTTGCATCGATCACTGCGTCTGACGGATCAACCGTAGTAACTTTTCCTAATTGAGCCTGGGGTAAAGGAACTTCAGGACGAGGTTGCCATAACGCTTCGGCATCTGCGCCTACTGTAACAGGATCAATTTGTGGATTTTTAGGTTCATAGCATTCAGGACATACTTTATTACCCTTCCAACTCATACGCATAACTCGATAAGGATAAGCCCAACTACAAGTGTCACAAACCGCTAAGGCGTATTTACCCGATGCATACGCCATTAGATGTATTCTCTCCTAGGAACTAAATGTACTACAGATCGATCTTCATCGTAACGTAGTGCATTAACTAAGTCCTTTTCATATTGCTGTTGTAGAATCGGAAGTTTTTGCGTATTCTTCTTAAGACATAAATAATAAGCTAGACCCGAAACTAATGGAGGAATAAATCGACTGGGTAAATCAAAATCATTAACCGACGCTGAAGCATCTTCAATCCTTGTCCAAGCATAGTAAATGAGTTTATCCGTTGAGTTCTCGGGCGTAGGATAAAGATGAATCACAGGGGTTAAAAGCCGCTCTAACCAATATTCCGTGGGACGAGCCTTAATCGTTTTAGTTGGAATCCCTATAAACTCGTTTCTATCTACACGAGTAATGGGATAATCTGTAAGTGTACCCCCCACACTCTTTTGAATATAAGCGTCCAAAATATCTATATCATAAGTATTGATACTATATTCGCTAGTTCCTTCCGTTAATGTAGTAGTTACCTTTGCAACTTCCCACATTTGGACACCACGGTTAGACCAGTCCGCAAACATAATATTTAACGAACGTCTCGCCGTGACTGCGTCATACGACGTGCGGGCTTCTAAACCCGCAAGTTCGTATGCTTCTTCTATTGCGGTCGCTACATTTAAACTAAATGTGCGAGTTCCCGAAGTCGCCATTTTTTAAGATCCTGGTGCTTCGTAATACTTTAAAAATTCACACCAAACAGTGTATTCATTTCCTGTATCAGCTGTAGAAGGAATAACAAAAAGTACATCTCCTGTGTAGCCTGATGCTGCTGTGTTCTTTAATCCTCCAAAGGAACTGAAGTCAAAAGAATTATCATAACCTAATGTTAAAAAAGTTACATCAGTATCTGCATCCCAATCAAGGGAGGCTGGGGCATCCGTTCCCCCACCTACACTGTACCATACCTTATTTAAAGCTACATGAGAACAAGACTCACCATTTAAAGTTGATGTATTCAATGCAGAAACATCAACTAACGTGGTACTGCTTGCACTACCGTCTGAATAAACTGAACAATAAACTATTAAAGTTTTTTCACCATCTAGTTGATTAGTAGGACCTGTGACTGTATTAGCCATAGTTTACCTCCTATTAAGCGTCAGCAAATGGTGTTACTAAAGTTCCTGAACCAAGTATGATTCCTTGAACTGCGTACTTAGCTGATGCCATCGCAGTAACTTGTACAATACTACCTACGAGCCCACCTTTAGTAGTTCCGTTCATAGTAATAACATCATTAGAGGCACCAGAAATAAAGGTCTTACCTGTAGCGTCAGTTACGCCAGTGTAAAGTCCACCTACAAATTTATCTGTACCATCTGTTAAAATGTCCATGTCAGTTGCTGCAGTTTCTACTACAAAAAAGAATGATGCACCTAAGTTGTTTGTTTGATTAGGATCATCGTCGCTTCCTGG